GGTTATGGTGGTTTCAATAGCTCCAGTAGTAGGCGGTGCTTTCTGGGGTGCTTTTGAGTTCTATAACGACTATATGAGTATGCGTTCTGCTATCAAGAACTATGTATCTCCTGACTTTACTGAATATGACAAGAAGTTAGCATTGATGGAAGAATCAACTAACAAAGTCAATGACTACACTAGAGACATCAAAAACGACATCAAGAATGATGTTCGCAGACTTGAGAAAGTCGTAGAGCAAGTAGAACGAGATGGTAAGCAGTTATCTAGAGAAGTAGACAAAGACTTGCGAGAAATGCGTAAAGAAGTAGATAACAAGATTAAACGAGCTTTAGATAACCCATTAGCAAACAAGGACTGATTATGCTTTCTTTAATATCAACACTAGGCGGTTTATTGGTATCTGGTTTACCAAAAGTATTGGAGCTATTCCAAGATAAGTCTGACAAAGCTCATGAGATTGAGCTTGCTAAAATGCAGACTGAACGAGAAATGCAGATGATGGAAAGAGGCTATTTAGCTCAGGCTAAAGTAGAGGAAATCCGTACAGACCAAGTAATGATGAACGCAGATATGGAAATGACTAAGGCTGCTTATGAGCATGATGCTAAAGTCCTTGAGAAAGCTGCTCCTTGGGTTTCTACATTTGTAGGCACAGTTAGACCATTAGTTACTTACTTATTCGTAGCTGAGTTATTTATCATCAATATTGGTATGGGTCTTTATATCTTTAATCATCCAACAATGATTAACAGCGTAGATGACTTTATCAAAGCTACAGACATTATCTTTAGTGAAGATGAGATTGCTATGCTTGGTGCTATTATTGGCTACTGGTTTGGTTCTCGTGGCTGGCAGAAGAAATGAATGTAAGCAAAAAATGTATTGAAATGATTAAGCACCATGAGGGTGTTAGGACTAAGCCATACCAATGTCCTGCACTCTTATGGACTGTCGGTGTCGGTCATGTGATTGACCCTAATCATGCTAGAGTTCCAATGGCTGATAGAAAGGCTCTGCCTATTCCTGATGGCTGGAATAGAACTTTATCTACAGAAGAAGTAGACGAAATACTACAAAAAGACTTAGCTCGATTTGTGGCTGGTGTTATTCGTCTATGTCCAGATACAGTTAAGAATCAATCTCATTTAGATGCCTTAACTTCATTCTCATTTAATGTGGGATTAGGCAATCTCCAGAAATCTCAGGTTCGTATGAAATACAATCGTGGAGACTATGAAGGCGCTATGGATGAGCTTTTGACATGGAATAAAGCTGGTGGTAAAGTCCTCAAGGGATTAGATAACCGAAGAAAAGACGAGAAAGCCTTATTTTTGTCATAATTAACTAGGATACTAGGCAGATGAAATTAGTTACTCCACAAACTGTTCAAGCGGTCTACGAGATGTTAATTCAACTGCCACCTTTTAATCGGTGGAATCTACCACCATCTAAACAAGTAGGGTTTGAGGTACATAAAGACCCTACCTGCTTGGGTGAATACGAGCCAGAACCCCATGTCATTAGAATATCTGAGGCTAAGAATGGGCATCTGGATACTGTTGTTAAAACTGTAGCCCATGAAATTATTCATATGAGGCTATACCTAAAGGGCAGTAAGAGCTGGGATAAGCATGATGCTAGTTTCAATGAGTTATCTCATAAGATTGCAGTCCAATTAGGATTTGACCCCAAGGAATTGTAATGGCGATTGAGACTTGTTCTGAAGAAAAGTTTATTTCATTATTTAATGAATTAGGTTCTCCACAAGCAGTAGCTAATACTTTAGGCATCAATGTCAGGAATGTCTATAAAAGAAGGAATAATCTTCTTAAAAAAGGCATTGTTCTGCAAACTACTAATTACAGTCGTTGCACCATTGAGTTTAATCAAGAGCTAGTTAGACAAAAGATGCAACAGCGACTAGAGGCTACTCGCCATTCAGTCCGCAGAGGCATCACAATGGAGAAAGGCAAAATCCTAGTATTCTCAGATGCTCACTTCTACCCAGATGATGAAACTACTGCTTTCAGAGCATTGCTAGAGTGCATCAAAGAATTTAAGCCTGAAGTCATTGTATGTAATGGAGATGCCTTTGATGGCGCATCTATTAGCCGACATCCTAGAATTGGCTGGGATTCTAAGCCTACAGTCAAACAAGAATTAGAAGCTGTTACAGACCATATGAACCAGATTGAGTCTGCATCTACTTTTAAATCTAATCTTATCTGGACTCTAGGCAACCACGATTCTCGCTTTGAGACATTCCTAGCTGCCAATGCTCCTCAATATGAAGGAGTGCAAGGCTTCTGTCTAAAAGACTTCTTCCCTACTTGGCAACCATGCTGGTCTTACTGGGTTAATGACCATACAGTTATCAAGCATATGTGGAAGGGTGGATTCTCAGCAGGTAGAGCAAATGCCTTAAATTCTGGTGTCAATATGATTACTGGACACACTCACAATATGGCAGTTCAGCCTATTACAGATTACAAAGGCACTCGCTATGGTGTGCAAACAGGTATGCTTGCTAATCCTGATGGTGAACAATTTGTAGACTATACCCAAGATGGCTGTAAAGATTGGCGGTCTGGTTTTGCTATGCTAACCATTGATAGAGGTCAATTGCTAATGCCTGAGCTTATCCAAGTATGGGATGAGGAAAAAGGTGAAGTTCAGTTCAGAGGTAAGATTTGGAATGTCTAGGTAAAAACCCTAATAACACCTACAAAATAGATAAGAACTGCTACAAGCTCTACAATCAACAAAGCATAGTCTCTGTATAGGTAGCCTTGGACTGTCCATAAAAAACTGCCTATAAGCCCAAATAACAAGTTTAAAGGGTATATATTGAGGCTAGTCAGGGCTATACCTATAAGACAAAGTATAGTTCCTGACCATCTAATCATTTTTGCTTGGATAAAAACTCAGCCATAGTTTGTCTAATAGCTTCTCTTACTACTGCTAATTCATCTTCTGATAGTGTGAAGTCAGGATTTAGTGTCATTTCTTCTTTGCTTTCTTTACTATAGTTTCTTTATAAACCTGCATGAGATTAGAAAATCTTTCATCAAGTTTGCTCTCAATGTCTTTCATAATGTCGTATGCAGACCACAATGCTCCAGACTCATCTTCAATAAGTCTTTCAGCGCAGATGGAAATTATAGAACGACAACTATTTAGCTTGGTAGTCAATTCATCAATTTTATTGATTTCATCCCAAAAAATATTTCTATAGACTTCTTCAAGTTCTATAACTCCTTCATATTTAAGACCTAAATCATCACCACATTTTTTACAAATCAAAACATTGTTCATCTAAATAAACTCCTTAAAAGTATCTCTGCTTGAATCACAGCTATTCTGTGTTGTTTTTTTACAACAAAACTACCATTAGGCATCTTCGCTTCCAAAAGTTCTTTAAGTCTATCTGCCAAGTCTGGTGGGTAAACTATCATGGAGCAAGCCTCTTGCAAGAGTAGGCAAAGTCACCAATTCTGAACGCATACATTACTGAACAATCTTTAGCAATGATGGCATAACTGAAATAACCACCAACAATATGCCCAAGCATGAAAACAACCAGTAGAGTGATGGCAGAAAATTTAATTTTTTCATAAAACCTTTTGAGCATTTGCAATTCCTTCCTTGATTACAGTCTTGATTACAAGTCATATTAAATTTCAGCTATTGGGTTAAAAAGCCAAGAAGCAGCTTCATCTGGTCTTGGTGTGAACTTATATGATTTCTTAATTGGTTCTCTTGCTTTTGGTTTTAACATTCTTGATGGCTTAACAACATCTGGAAAGTCACCTGTCATATAGTGAACTGTGTAAGCTCCAATGTTATTTGTGCCATATCTAGCAATGTGTATCTTCTTTTTAATTCGTAACTCTGTAATGTATTTAGATACAGACTTTGGACTCATGTTTACAGCATCAGCCATTTGATGCACATTCATTGGCTCTTTTTGCATACGCAATAAAAGATAAGTAATTCTTTTTTCTTTTTGTTCGTCAATCTTTCTCATATTAAACCTTTCAAAACAGGGCTACTTGCTATGCTTTCGCCCATTGTTAGTTATCTACCGCAACCGCAAACCATTTTTCCATTAAAACCTTGATGACAACCATAAGGCGCATAAGGTGGACAAGATGCAAATGCTGTTGCTGACATTGTTAGTAATAAAACTGCTAATGCTTTTTTCATCATATTCTCCTTAGAATGGAACATCTGATTCTAAATCTGCTGCTGGAGTTACTGTAGGATTCTGACCTACTTCTCGCTTCTCTAGGTCAGCAAAGTAAATCCAACCATCAAAAGGCACAGGTAGAGATTCAATCTTTAGCATCTCTCCTTTACCAGTTTCTAATAAAACACCTACATTTACATAGCGAGTTTTTTCTTCACCCTGCTTGTTTGTGTAAGTACCTGCTTTAGCTTTTAGTTGCTTCTTAACTGCCATTTTTTAAACCTTTCAATTTATTTACTGTTTCGTCTACTTCTTGTAAGAAAGCAGACACTTCTTTCTCAAGATTTGCAATGTATTCATCATCTCGTTCAACACGAACAATGAACAACTGTAAATCTTCAGGAAGCCTTGGGTCAAATGAAACGAAATCACACCACTTGCGACCTGTTACAGCCATTTGCGTTTGCATTTGAGGAATATATTTACTGGGAGCTTTACCACTAAGCAAAGTATCAATATGAGTCTTAGAATTAGGACACTTAATTTCAATAAGACCGCTATCACCAACAAGCCCATCAGGAGAGCAACCCAGATTAGCAATACTAGGGTGGTCAATGAAACCTTCTTCATCCACGAGATTATTTGTTTGCGCTTCATAAGCCATCCTTGCTTGAGGTTCTGTTTCTGTTCCCCATTGCATTGCTTCATTTTGATAAAACTCAGCCTGTTGTCCTGTTAATCGTTCTACAACTAGGTCTGATAAGTAGTTAGCTCTTGATGCGCTAATACCTGTTTTAGTCTTTGCTAATACATCAGCTACTTTGCTGGCAGTTACTTTGCCAAGTCTAGCTTTGTACCATTCTTCTGTTCTTTGTTCCATTATTTATCTCCTAACCAAAGGAGTAGTGCTACTAACACTACCCCAGCCAATAAACCCAATATGAGAACAAATGGGACTATCATTTTAACTCATTCATCTCTTTTAAAACAAGAGCTAATTTTGTAGAGTATTCGCCACACTTCTTGGCACATTGCTCTGCTGTAGACCACTCACCTTTAAGGCAGTAGTTATGCAACATCTTTACTTCTGCCATTAGGTCAATCCATACTCCAGAGTAGTCTTTATCGTAATCAATCATTGCTCATTTCTCCATGCTAAGTGTTTGTAAGTCTGCCATTTTTCAATAAATCTTTTATCTTCACTAGGTGGAGTCCAACCTAGTTTCTTCAATGTCTCAACAATATTTGTTTTTGCTGCTGGAACATAGGGTTTATCAATATTATCTAAGTGGTTCATTTTTTCCTCGCTTCCATCATTTCATCTGCAAACATATAACGAGCTTCTGCTCTTGTTCTGATTTCTTTAAGACCAGACTCGCTAACTTGATACTTATAAATATCATTATCGGTAGCACGAATGGCAAAGTAATCTCTTAACTCCATGCCTTCTTCATTATCAAAGCTAACTGCTTGTTGCATTAGTCTTGTATTTGGAAATGCTTTCATGACAACTCCTTCTTCTTCAATTCTTTAGCATCATTGATTAGCTTCAATGCTTCTTTGTCTTTGCTTGCTACTTTGTAAGCCTGTGCAAATGCTTTCTTTAACTGTTCCATATCTGTGCATAGACCAATTGCTTCTACCAATACAGTAGCATCTACTGGCTCTGGGTCATCTTGTGGCAAGTCCTCACCTGCATAGATATATAAACCGATACCATGCAATGCAATAGCTTTGGCTAGACATCTTTGCATAGCTGTATTAACTGCAAAAGCATCTGGGTTAGGAATGGCTTTATTGCGATAGTCCATAACAGGCAATTGAGCTGTCATAGACTTACCAAAAGCATTGACTGTGCAGAATACCATTACAGTCTCACCAAACAATACTGGCTGACCATAAGACCAAGTAGCCATTGGGTCTTGCTGCAACAACTGGTCACAAGCCCAAGCCCATGACAAATAGCTAAGACCATTCTTCTTCTCAATCTTGCTAGAAACATCTATCTTTCTTAGTTCTGAATATTTACTCATTTACTTCTCCTTAAAAACCTATTTAAAAAACTGCGCCAACAAAAATATAAAGCTAAAGACTTACACATTCCTGACATCCTTAGTCTGCGGTATTTGGTTATCATCACTTCTCCTCATATGGAAACTTTCCTAACTGGTACACAGCTCTATCTTCAGCCCATTCTTCATTCTTAGTAAAAGATATATTCCACAAGAAGCGACCTAACTTCTCAAAGTCTCTGGCTTCCATCAACTCTTGAAATCTTGCTGACTGTTCTTCAGTAGCGCATTGGATTGCATCAATGAATGACTCAATCTTGTTAGGGTTATATTCATCAACCATATAGTCATCAATTAAATCTTGTAAGTCCATCATCTTCTCCTTAACCTAATAAACCAAAAGCCCACAACATCACAGGAAGCATGAAGCAAGCACCAAGAAATAAACCTTTAATAATATCTTTCATGTCATTCTCCTTAAAGGGTCTTGCGACCCTTTTATTAATCAGCTTGCATTAAATAACAAATGTTGTTTGTTTCTTTTTCAATCAAATCTCTTGCTTCACCAAAGTGCCAAACTGTACCTAAAACTTTGCCTTTGTATGTAACAACAAATTTATGTTTGTTTCTTGGTCTATCAACTGAACCTACAATGTTTTTTTCATCCCAAATTTGATTAATATTTAGAGTGTATGTATCTGCTTCAGTAATAACGCCATAAGGCTTTGACCATGATTTATTTGTAAATCTTTGGATTGCTGTTTTCATATATTTCTCCTTTAAACCTGTTAAACAAAAAAACTTCAGTAATAGAGATAATGAACTAGAATACTTACACAAAACTTACAAATACAAATTATTTTCTAGGTACTTTCCCTAATGCGAGCTAAAAGAGTAGATATTAACCAGAAAGCCATAGTTGAGCATCTAAGAGCTATGGGGATGTCTGTATTCCACCTGCACGAAGTAGGCAAAGGCTGTCCAGACCTACTCTGTGGCATGAATGGTCAGACATATCTCATTGAGGTCAAGAAAGATTCTAAGGCATCATTTACTCCGCAGCAGATAGAGTTTCAAGGCAACTGGAAAGGCTCTCCAGTAATTCGTATAAATTCAGTAGAAGAAGCTATTGCATTTGTAAAAAATATGGTTTAATGTAGCAGGAAGGCTAGGAGAAAGCTCATTACTTTATCCGAAAAGTGGTCTAGTCGCCCACCTGCCAACCTTCTTTGTGCGACTACCTTTGACTAGGGAAAATATGAACTACTACTCATTCCATATTGGGGACTATGCAGCCCACACTAGAAGATTAAGCCTTCTAGAAGATTTAGCATACAGAAGATTGCTAGATGAATATTACTTACAAGAAGAACCTTTACTAGGAGAAGCTGATTTAATAGCTCGTCAAATTGGCATGGCTGATTATGTTGAAGAAGTTGATTATGTCCTTACTTGTTTTTTTGAAAGCACTCCAGAAGGCTATATAAACAAGAGATGTGACGAAGAAATAGCTAAATATCACTCTAAGCATGAACAGGCGATAAAGGCTGGTAGAGCATCTGCTGAAAAGCGGTTGAACAAGCGTTCAACATCCGTTCAACTAACCAATAACCAAGAACCAATAACCAATAACCAAATAAATATAATTAAACCTAAACCAGTTAAAAAGTCTTTAAAAACTACTTTGCCTGAAGATTTTGGAATATCTGATGCTGTAAAAGCATGGGCTGTTAAAAATGGTCACACTCAACTAGATAAGCATTTAGAGTATTTTGTTGATGCTGCTAAATCAAATGGGTATGTTTATGCTGATTGGGATGCAGCTTTTAGAAAAGCTATATCTGGAAACTGGGCTAAGATTGGTCAGAATACTGTAAGCAAACAAGCGGATGATAAGAGTTGGCAATTTAGCAATGAAGGAATAGTAG